CCAAGATCAAGGAACTTGGCAACGCTGAACTGTCTGTGCTGCAAAACCAGTATGAGAAAGAGCGCACGCTACTGGAAGCAATGCACGATGCAAAGCTCGACAGTGAGGGCACCTATCGTGCTAAGCTTTTGCTGCTTACGACTACCAGCGAAGATGCCAGAATCGCTAAGATCAACGAAACAGGTGCTAAGGAGCTTGCGGAATACGAGCGACTTAAGCAGGCGCACACGGACGCTACTAACTTTGAGATTGCCCATATCAAGGCCAATGAAGGTCAGAGAGCGGAAATAGTTACTCAAAAACGTAATGCACTTACCGAGAAACTGAAATCACTAGATGACCAGTATAAGGCAGTAGCTGCCACAAATGCTGCCGCTATCTCTAAGATAGAAGAAGATAAGTACATGCGCATGCAGAAGGCTGAATACTCTTACGCAGGTGTGGTCAATAAGATTCTGGAAGACACCCGTGTTGCGGAAGAGAAAGCCGCAAGGGTTAACAGCCAGCAGAGCCGTTTGGCTGAACTGAGCCAGACCTATGGCATGGTTACTGCGGCTACTATGGTCTTCCAGCAGGCTGAAAAAGCGGCTGCTGAGGCAGGCCTCAGCATGGGCTTCCAACTTGAGGAAGCGCTTGTTCTTTTGAATAAGGAATTGGACAGAGCTAACCAGTCTATGCTGGACTTCGTGACTTACAGTATTCAGGCTGGAGTTAGTGGAACTAAAGCCTATGAAGATACTGTTAAGGGTCGTCAAGACCGCATCAAAGCCCTAGAAGCACAAAGAGACTCTCTCGCCACGACAGGTGCTAGAGACACAGCTCTGGCAGCTTCTCGTGCCTACAACAAGGTTATTGTTGAAGACGTGCTACGGTTGAAGAACGCCACGTCTGATGCCCTGGTTACTGCGCTGTTTGAGGGCGGCAAAGCTGGAGCTACGAAGCTCCGAGCTATCGTTATGGGTGAACTGCGGAAGCCTATCACGATGGTTATTAACGCGTTTGTTAATACCATGTATAGCGCCATTGCTGGTGGAGTGGGTAACTCTGTAGGTCAGGCGGCAGGCAGTGCTGGTGGGTCTTTAGTGTCTTCTGTTGGTTCGGCTATGTTGGGCAGTCAGTTTATGACTGGTCTATCCGCCTGGGGTGAGGGAGGGTCTGCGGCCACAGTAATCCAGGGGGCCATGGGGATTGGTGAAGGGGCTGGACTCTATTCAGTAATGGAAGGTATAGGTGCAGCTTCTCCATACATCTTAGCAGCCTATGCTGCTTACAAGATTCTCACCAGTGCGACTAAGGACACAATACCTTCAATAGAGGGTGGTTACTCGTCTGTAGGTGGCATCAACGGATCGGCCAATGGAAAGAGCTACACCAATAACAGATATGGCGGTCTGATCGACAAAACTGCAGAGGCTAACGTCACAGATATCGTTGATACTTACAAAAACACTGTGAAGGGTATCGGAGGTAAGGCCGGAAAGCTTGACGTGCAAAACTTCATTGGTTTGGACCAGGGAGGGGACTCACAGAACGCTTACAGCGTAGACGCTCAGATAAACGGCAAGTGGTTGTACAACCGTTGGACTGACAATGGTGGCAGTGTTTCTGCCGGTAAGACCGAGGCGGAAATGGCCGCTGCCCAGGACCTGAGCAAGAAGAAGATTGTCATCGAGGCGCTGAAGAATACAGACCTTGGGCCACTGTTGAACGACTATCTAAAGGACGTTACAACCACAGGCAAAACCCTGGCTGAGATTAACACCACGCTAGCAGATATTACGGCTCTGACAACTTTCAAGAAGACGTTAGAGAAATTTCCGTCCACATTCAGCTACCTGAATAGCGTATCTAGCTCTACAGCGTTGTTGCTTCAGAAGGTAGCCGGAGGTGCGGACAACCTTGCTTCGGCAATGGGTAACTACTACGACCTGTTCACTACAGATGCTGAAAAGCTTTCTGACACAGGTAAGACCACCAGTGCTGCGTTTGCAAATATTGGCCTCACAATGCCGACTGATGGTCTACGTGAGTGGTACAAGTCTCAGGTTGCAAACCTGGGTGCCCAAGACCTAAGCATTGAGGCTAATGCAGAGGCTTACTACTCCATCCTACAACTGGCCTCCAGCGTTGACCAGCTTGATAAGGCTGCGCAGGAAACTGCGAAGGCTGCGCAGGAAACTGCGAAGACTCGCCTCAGCTGGCAGAACAAGCTTGACATACTGCTTAAGAAAAAGACGCAAGAGCAGGTAGACCTTGAGAACGAGCTAGTCGGTGTTACCGATGCCACTACAATCGCACTTATCAAGGCTACCTATGCTGAAGAGGCTAGACAGAAAGCCATCGAAGAAGCCGTTACTGCTGCTAATACGGCATACGACAAGGTCAGAAAAGCCTTTGACAAGGCTGTTGATACCGAACGCGCAAGACTAGAGGCGCTGCAAGCTACGCAGCAAACGCTGGTGGACAACTTGCAGGGTGTGTTTGACTCCCTGGCTGCTGCGGCTAAGAGCCTGTATGACTCTGTTCTTGGGTCTAGTACCTCGGCTGTTGCCGCTATGGCAATCATCGATAGTGCCCTTGCCAGTGGCTTGATGCCTTCTAAGGCAACGCTGGATACGGCTGTTACTGATGCTGTTAACTCTGTCAACAGTGCCCAGTATGCTTCTCAGGCAGATGCCAACTATGCCAAGTTGGTTCTGGCAGGTAAGCTGAGCACTCTGTCTGGTATGGCCAAGACCCAGTTGACTACTGCTGAAGAGGCTCTGCAAGTTACGAAAGATCAGCTAACAGCCCTGGACAAACTTGTAGCAGACATGGACGCGCTGCTGGATTCAGCAAATGGTATCGACACTGGCGTGGTTGACCTTGTCACTGCAACTAACCAAGTGCGTGATGCTGTCTATGCACTTGATAAGGCTAACAAGGCAGCCGGTGTAACGTCTACCTCAACTTCTAGTGGTCAGGCGTCATTTGGTGGTGGGGGTGCTGGAGTTATCGTAGCAGGTCCTGGAGGTACACCAACAACCCCACAGGACACCTACGGTAATGGTTACGTAATGGGCAACAGCATTGTTGGCAAAGTTGTTCCGTTTGACCTACAAGGCTTCTATAACGAGAACCATGACAACCCTCAAGTGCTGTGGGAGAAGTTTAAGATACTTGGCATCACTGACCAAGAGGCTGCAGACGCATTCGGTATTGATGTTGGCTATGTCGATGGGTACTTTAAGCGTTCTGGCCTACCAACATTTGCTGCTGGTGGCTTCCACACAGGCGGTTTTAGGCTTGTTGGTGAAAACGGGCCAGAAGTAGAAGCTACAGGGCCAGCCCGTTACTGGGATGCTAACACCACACGGTCCATGTTTGGTGGTGGGGGTTCGGACCCTGAATTGCTTGGTGCAATCTTGACTTTGACTGCTGAAATTCGTCAAATGAGAGAGGATAATAAGCAGGTTCTGTTTAACACCCAGGTGGTGGCTAACGCTTATAGCGGAAACCAGAAAGCTGAAATTAGAGTTAAGGTTGTCTAAATGAGCGCAGTACCTAAAGTCTTAGTCCCGATGGTCGTAGGTTCCTCGAACCTTACGGCCTGCTCAATCACTGAGCCAGCCCCAGACGAAACCGCCTGGGTTTCTGGGGCTACCTATACAGTTGGTATGTTTCGTATACTGACTAGCACGCATAGAGTCTACAGGTGTGCACTTGGGCACACAGGTAGAACTAACGCTCCGAATGTAGCTGGTGAGGAGACCTACTGGGTAGACTACGCTCCAACAAAGAGGTATGCTGCGTTCGATGAATTGACTAATACACGGTCAATTGGCACAACGTCTATTTCTTTTACACTGCTCATGACCGATTTTGTCAGCAGTGTGGCGTTGTTTGGTGTTAGCGCAGCTACTACCAGGGTAGTGGTTCGTGAAGGGGCTGGTGGAACCCTCGTATATGATAGCCTAGATCGCTCCATGATCTTAACAGGATTAGGCTTCTGGGAGTATTACCACTCAGCCCCCACGACTCTAGATAAGACCGTCTTCCAAGACATTCCTCTATGTTTAAACCCAGAAATAACAATCACAATTTCTGGCACTTCAGGTACTACAGTCTCAGTTGGTATGATCGCCGTAGGCGATTTAAAGCCTCTACTGGACACAACTTCGTGGGGAGGTACTCAATATGGTGCCCAGTCGAAGCCTACAACGTATTCTTATATCAAGCGCGACGACTACGGCGGTGTTACAATCCAGCGTCGAAGCTCGGCTACGGATATGCGAATTTCCGTAAAGATGCCGCACGGTGACGCAGATCGTGCGCTAGGTATCATGCAGAGTGTTCTAGATGTTCCTGCTGCGTGGTTTGGTACTGATGAGGACGGCTACAGTGGTCTCAGTGTTTTTGGGCTAGCTTCTGCCACTATGACATACTCAAGCTACGACCTAGATGAGCTTACCATTGACGTTCAAGGATTTATCTAAATGGCTGCTACAGTTCCACCAATCATCACACCTCCAGGGCTAGTACCTGACTACAATGACCGTGGCACGTTCGGCCCTAGAGTCCTTGCCTGGGATTTGTGGGTAAGAGACCATATGGTCTCCGAGGTCGGTGCTGCAGTAGCAAATGCCTACCAAAATGCTATTGAAGCGTTTAATCAGGCACAGGCCGCTGCAACTAGCGCATCACAGGCTGCTGCAATCTTAGTGTCTAATGGCATTACTGTTTGGGTGTCTGGCACTACCTACGCTATCAACTCAAGGGTGACTTCACCTCTAAATGGGCGAATCTATAGTCGCAGGGTGGCTGGGGCAGGGACAACAGACCCTTCACTAGATGCCACCAATTGGGCTATCTGGTCTGGTGGATTGGTTACCATGCCTGTAACAGCCAATATGACGGCTCAGCCAGGGTTTCACTATTACATGACAGGTGCCTATACTTTATCAATGCCCGCTGTCGGGACCTTGATAAAAGATGATCGCATAAAGGTCAGCAATGCTAGTTTAGATACTGACGCCCTTGTGGCCTTTGGCTCTACCAAGGTCAGAGGTCGTACTGTCCCTCCAGATGGGACAGTCAGGCTGGATACTTTGGACATGTCTTTTGAAGTTACCTGGACTGGTGACACTACTTATGGGTGGATTTAATTATGCCTACAGGCGCAAGTAACATTTTTGGTGGTGGTGGGGCTAAGGTGGGCCAGATCGTTTCTGGCAACTTTGCCCAGGACGAGGACTACCTACCTTGTGACGGTGGTGAGTACCTGAAATCGGCGTATCCCCAGTTGGACTACACCGATATGAGCACGTTCGGCAGCAATGCTATGACGTTGCGCACCAGCGCACTACCAAGTTCAGCAACATGGCATGCTGTGGCCTACGCCAACGGCCTGTTTGTGGCGATTGCCCGCTCTACATCCACGAGTTTTGCAACCAGCCCTGATGGCATCACATGGACGGAGCGCACGGTCCCCAGTGGCGCGTATTACGCGATCATCTATGCCAACAACCTATGGGTTGCTGTGGGTAATGGTGTGTGCGTCACCAGTACGGACGGCATCACCTGGACAGCACGCACGATGGCCGGAAACATGGGGACTATTGCCTATGGTCGCGGCCTATTTGTAGCGTTTGGTGCCGGTAAGTTTGGCGGCTCCTACAGTGGTGCTACTACTTACTACACTAGTCCCGACGGTATCACCTGGACTAGCCGAACCTGTACGTCTATGGGCTACGCAGACGTAGTGTTCGATGGGTTTAGTTTCCTTGCCAGCCCATATGTTAGTAACACGGGCGGTACTTACAGTTACTGGTATTTCTCTGTTGACGGTGGTTTGACTTTTCCAGGCTACGCTTATAATCCTACAGGTACGGCAGTGTACGGCCAAAGTTTAGTCAGGTTTAAGAACCGACTGGTCTATTCAGGTGATGGACCTATTTTTGTACAGGACTCCAATATTTCTGGCGTTGGCGGTTCAACGGCCTACCCAAGTATCCAGGGTTGGTCCCTTGCGGGGTTACCAACCCCAGGTGCCTGGTGTCTCTGTCAGGCGGGTGAGTGGTTATTTGCCATGTGTCAATCGTTTGACCACCCACTGTACGCCACCGTGGATGGCTTGACTTGGAGGGCCGTGGCTTCCATCCCGTTTACTTTGGACTTTACAAACACGGCACAAAAGATGGCCTACGGCAACGGACGCTTGGTCATTACGTTGGGCACTGCCTCGCAAAACCTCTACACGCTGGACGTGGACACCACAAAGTTTCGTGTGCCGAACGTGCCTGCCAGGACTGAGGCAGATCGTTTTTACATTAAGGCGAAGTAACTATGTTTTACCATGACGAGCAAGGTTGGCTCTCAGCCACCCAGGTCCCCGGACGTGAAGGTACGACTGTGCCTGTACCCTCTACGCCTCTACCTGAGGGGCATGGTTGGAACTTTACGGGGCACGAATGGAGAGCAATGCCACTTGTGCCAGTGGTAGCTACACCTCCAGACCCTGTCGAGGATGAACAGCTATGGTGGATTGACACTGGGCCGTACAAAGACCGACTTGGAATGGATGCTTTGGCTATTGGGGCCAGCACGCATGACGCTTGCAAGGGCGTAATGGCTATGCTGGAAGGTCGAAAGTATGTTGACTTGAAAGACCCCAAGGTAGGGGCTATGCTCAACATCCTGATCGCCACAAATCAACCAGCGGCTAACCCCATCTTTCCTGGTTCAGGACCTATGACAGCAGCCAAGAAAACTGCTATCCTGACCACGCCTACCACGGAAAAAGAGAGACATATCAAGGGGCTGTAAATGCTGCTAGTCCTACGCGCTAAAGTACCTGAGAGTGCCGGTAAGTTGCACAAACTCACTGCTGCGGCTATACGCTTCAGACTTGTCTCTGATTACTACCATGCGGGTGTGGTTATAAACGGTGTGTTGTACCACAGCAACACCTCTGATGGTCTGCATTCTGAGCTATTCCACCCGATTGGTTGGCAGGTTTTTGAGCTTGGAACCGAGTACGATACACGGGTTTTGGAGTTGTTTGAAAAGCATAAGGGGGCTGGCTACGACTGGTTTTCGCTCTTGGCTTTTATTCTGCCTGGGCGCATATCAGATGCTAGACGTTGGTACTGCTTTGAGTGGTGCTGGTACTGCTTAACAGGCGAAATACCTACCACAAGGATTACTCCAGAAAAACTATTTTTACAAATACTTTTGCTTAAGGGGTAGCCTGTGATAGGACAAACAGCGTTCAAGCATTCTCAATTCCCAGAAGACTGGGACGGTGCCGAACGTAGGGCAGGGTGTGTAGTTCCTGCACCCAACTTTGAGCAGTACCTACACAATCTACTTGAACGGCAGGCTGTCACGTTTGCCAAGCAGTTGGAAGACTCAGTTGATCGTATTGAGAAACTCTTAAAGAGTTCCGTGCCAGAAGGTGACTTAGAGTCGCATAGACGAGCCCATGTTGTGTGGATTGAAGAGGCAGAACGTAGAAAGAAGTTTCGTGATGCTGTCATAGAAAAGACCCTGTCTTCCTTGGTCCTTGCAGGACTTATTGCAGGCGGTACACTCCTGCTCTCTGGTGGCCTCAAAAAGATAGGTATCGACTGGCCAGCTAAATGAAAACTGTCTCTCTTACTAGGTTTCCCAGCACAGACCAGGGTACGTTCGGTATTCTGGTTTTTGGCACTACTACGTGCTTTTCTGTGGAACTGCCGTGGAGAAATAATAGAACAGCCAGAAGCTGCATACCTGTAGGAACCTACACCTGTAGGATCACAAACTCTCCCAAGTTTGGGAAGGTCTACCATGTAGAGAATGTCCCAGGCCGATCAGCCGTTTTAATTCACGGTGCCAACTTTGGCGGGGATATTGACCTAGGCTATACAACACACTTGCAGGGTTGTATAGCCCCCTGCAATCGGCTAGGTCAACTGAGAAACAGTAAGGGCAATATGCAGTCAGCAGGCCTCGTCTCTGCCCCTGCCCTAAGAACCCTGATGACCTGGGCCGCAGGCGAACCATTTATTTTGGAGATTTCATAATGTTTTTTATCAGTGGATTACTGAGCATCCTCGGCAGTAGTGCCGTAGGCAGCTTAATCGGTATCATAGGCGGTATCCTTAACCGCAAGGCCGACATCGAGGCCAAGCGGCTTGACCTAGACCACGAGGCCAAGCGTTGGGTGCATGAGGTCAACCTCAGAGATAAAGACATTGAATACGCCAAGACTGAGGCAGCAGGTCGCCGGGACGTGGCAATTGAAGAGGCAGAAGGCCTCATTGAGTCTGCCAGATTCAAAGCTATGGGTGAAGCACAGACAGCAGATGCCATTGACGCAGCAGACATCAAGAAGGCTGGCAAGTGGGCCTGGGCCGTAGCCATCTCCTTCCTGCTGAACAAGGTTATTCGCCCTGTTCTGACCATCGTACTGTGCTTTGTGGCCCTCAAAGTGAACTGGCTTGTTCTGGACTTCTTCACAGCGGGCTGGGCAGAGTTTACGCTTGCCCAGAAATACGACGCAGGCATGCAGGCACTTGCCTGGGTTATGGGTCAAGCGTCTGCGGTTATTGGTTACTGGTTTATGAGTAGAGGTACTAAGCGATGAAAACCTATCTATGGCCTGTGTTGCTGGGCCTGTTCATCAGTCTCTTCGGCTTGCTTGTGCCGCCAATCGTTATGCTCTACTATGTGCACAGGATCGACTGGGATGGTTTCCCCAGTGCAGGCGGTGATGGTGGAGAGTATTCAAAGACTGACCGTGGAGACTTAAAAGGGTTTCCAGGTCGCCTCTTCTCTACACCTGATGAAAGATTCCCTGGGGGTTTAAACGAGCCAACCGTGGTTAACTGGCTTGAGAAGTACGGCAAGGTTTGGTGTAGTTATCTGTGGGCGGGCATCCGTAACAGGGCTATGGGACTTGGCCACCTGCTGGGTAAACAAACTACAGGACACCTACCGGATGTGACTGGCTATATGACTAACGGAGATGTCTGGCGTGTTAAGCTAGATTTCAAACTGTTGTCTATTTCTTTTGGTTGGCAGGTCTTTGGCAATGTAGGCCCAGAAAAACTGTTCTGGGCCGTACCTCTGTTTACTTTGCGACCTCCTGAGGCGAAGCCTCTGAAAGTTCTGCTTCTGCTGCTTTTAACAGGATGGCTTGCGTGGGGGACAGGGTTACTTGCTTACCTGATTCCAGTGTCACAACGACTGGTTTCGGCGCTAGGCTTTTGACGTAGTTTTTTATGGCGAGGGCGAGTTGATGTTTTCGCATGGCGAAGAATAGCTCCTATAGTTGAAAGTGATAGGCTGTACTTAAAGGCTAGTTGCTTGTCAACCATTGTGGCTGAGTCCGCAATTATGTCTCTGTTCCTTATAGCGGTTACAGCAGAGCCCTTTCTGGCTCTGCCAATACGTGTCCGTAGCCACTCTTGCCCTCCCATCGACGTAAAGATAACCCATTCGTCATCTGAGAGTTCGACTACTCTTAGTTTTCTATTTTCTGTGTTTATTGGCATGGCTTCAAAAGAATCATGTTAGACGCAAAGGTGTCGGCTAAGTCGCTGTGTGTTACCAGCAAAACCTGAGCAAACTCAGCCCTTGTAATCGCTGCCAGTAAGTCGGTCTCCCGAGCTTCATCGCATCCAGAGGCAGGCTCGTCAAGCAAGGTAAAGTCCACATTCCCAAGGAACGTCTTTTGCAGGACAAACCGAATGGCTAGACCTAGAATGTCCTTGGTAGAGCCACTGTAGGACTTACAACTAATACCGTTAACCTTGAACCCATCAGTATCCCGAGTAACTACTGAGTTGGTGCCTCTCATTTGGGTAAAGATGTGACTGATAGCAGACAGCACCATACTCCAAAGCTCTTTAGCTACTAGCGGTCTGACCTCCCGCAGACGCTTTAGCAGTGCGTTGGTCCTGTTGTATTCTGACAACAGTGCCACCAACTCGTCGGTCTGCCGCTTGCGCTCCAAGAAGGCGTCCATCTCAGACTTGGCCAGTCGTTGGGCCGCAAGCAGATTGGCCCGTGCAGCCTCCAAGTCGCGGTCAAAAGCATATCGCTGATTCTCTAACGCTTTCAGGTCTCGTGAGATGCCGTCAAACACGGCAACAGTAGTGCTATCGAGTGGTAACGCTATGTCGGCCTGCACCTCGTGCAATTCAGCCTGCAATTGCCCAACCAAAGCCACGACAGCGTCGTAGGTCGCCAGCGCCCGCTGGTATCCGACTTCAGCTTGCTGCTGCTGGTCTATAAGCACTCTGTAGTTTGTGGTATCAGGTGTAGCAGCTACTGCCTCTCCTACCCAAATAGGCGTTGAAGGTATAGTTTTACTGTCTAAGACGACATAACCTTCAAGCTTTGAACCCGCCAGATTTTGCAGGTAGTCCTGCGACTCTACAGCTTTAAAGCTCTCTAGAGCGAGACTATCTAACCTGACAGTCTCTATGAGAGCTTCTCGCTCAGTCACCAAGGTTTGGTAGTCCTTCTGGCGCTTCTCACGCTTGGCTACAAACTCAGGAACATCGGTCAGGTTTTTACCGCAGAACCCGCAGGTAGTTTCATCTGTTTCCGTCTCAGACTGGATAACAGCTATGCGCTGATTTACGAGTGTTAGATTCTGGTTGAGCTTAGCCAACTCCTTCCTCAGAGTAACGTAGTCAATAACAAAGTTCTTGCGGTTGCGATCTGTGACCACCAACTCGTTAAAGGCTGTCCAGGCGGACCTGATCTGCGAATCTCTGTCAGCCAAATCTTTTGCAGCCCTGAGCTCTGCTACAGACATAGCGAAGTCAGGTTTAACAGGCACAGAGGCTATAGCTTCTGAAGCTTTGGCTAACCGTGTGCTGATCTGATTGCGTGATATGTCACGACTGGCCTGCTCTGCCAGACGTTTGCGGGCTAAATCAGCCTCTTCGGATTTGCTAGCTATTTGCTCCGACTTAGCCGTTACAGCCCTCGCGTTCAGGCTTAAGGATTCTTCACAGCGACTAATCTCGTCTAACTGTGGAGAAAAGTTAGCAATAGGTTCTACAGTATTCTGTAGAGAGGCGATCTGGGCCTCTAAGGCTTTAGTGTTGCCGCTCGGCAGGTCTTTCTGGACTCTGACGATAATGTCGTCAATAAGGCCCATGTCGGACAACTCTTCGATAAGTGAGAGGGCTGAGCCCTCCAGCACATCGGCCATCTTAGACTGTCTGGCAATTAGCGTCGCCATGCCTATAGTAGCTGTCGCGCCTAACAACTTCTCTACAAAGTTGGTCACCTCCTGCTGACCTGAGACGACAACTCCGTCGCTACCCTTGAGTTCGGCACCAGACTTTGAGCGGTTTATCGTGTAAATCACGTCAGCCACAGTAAACTTCTGCCGCACCTTGAGGCTGTAGGGAGACTTGCCCCAGGTGACAACAGAGTCGAACGGCTCAGATAGCGCTCTGCTACCCCAGAAAGCATAGCCGATAGCCTCGTAGATACCAGACTTGCCAGACTCATTTGGCGCTCTCAAGACGTTGAGGCCAGAAGTAAAGTTGAGAACTAGGTTCTCATGTTGTCTGAAATTAATTAGAGCTAGTTCGTTCAGCATATTTTTCCACAATTACCATTTCGGCTGGTGTAAGGATTTTTCTCAAGGCATCAATGACTGAGAAGCGTTGGAGAGACTCCAGATTGGAACTGAAGACCTCAGACAGCCCTTCATCAGAAGCTACAGTAACAGCGTTAGCTATCACGAATGCGTCAACCGCAGCCCGGAACTTGTTTACTTTGGTCATGATCGCATTAACCTGTTCAGGTTCTGCTTTACCAGACACTCTAATAAACTTTTTGTCAGTCTCCTCAAGCTGAGAGAAGTCCATGTCAATATACTCGTCAGCCCTCACAGCCACAGCCTTAAATTGTAGGCCAAGCTTTGAGACGGTGACACAAAACTTGTCAACCACAGGCAACCAGTCGGATACCGAAGACGCCACCTGATTACCTGGAATCCAAACCTTGCCCACTTTACGGTGATGGTGCTCATGGGCAATCACCACGTTATCCACAGGCAGAGCTTCCACCTGGGAGGGGCTCAGATTTAAGGACTGGTCCGACTGCACGGCAAAATTGTTGTCGTAATTGCAGTGTAAGAACAGAGTTTGGCACTGCGGCACCTTGGTCAATTCGTGGTCAAACAGGTCCTGGTTGCGGATATGGGGAATCACATATCCGTATGGGATGGCCTTTCCAGCCTTCTCAATGTGGATGTAGCGGTCTGGAAAGCGTCGTGTCAGCAAAGCGCCAAGGAATTGAAAGGATGACAGCACGTTGCTGGTTTTCGACTCATCGTGATTACCGGCTACGTTATAGAACGTAGCCGTGGGGTGGGCGGTTAACCACTCATCGAAAATTAGATAGACGTGCAGCACATCCGCCACAGGCACATTGTTTGTGTCGAACAGATCACCAAGGTAAAGCAGATCGCCGGTCGTAGGCAAGAGATTCTTCAACCCCTGGAGCAGGTGCTTTCGCAGTGCCCAGCGGGAAGCGTCAGTAGTGCCTGCACCTCGTATCGCTCCGCAATGACCATCATTTAAGACTGTTAAGTGCATATTTTTCAAAAGCTTTCTCTAAGATAGTGGGTTCTGTGTCTCGGAGATTCCAGGAACCTCCAGTGCGAGTCACGAAATAGTCGAGAGGGTAAGATCGCCAGAGCCCCAGCATTTCGTGATAAACCATAACGAAACAGTTGGCACCAGCAAGTTGCCAGATACGCATTCTAGCAACCTGTCCGGTATCGAAATTTGCATGAGGCAGTCTGTGTTCCTGCCTAGTAGACTTACACTCTATTAAGTGAAATTTGCCATCTTGCAGAATCATGAAGTCTGCAAGCGTGGCAACTAGACTACCCGCATGGGCATCTGGCAAACGCATTGATGCAAAGCTCTGCTGCCGCCCACGTTTTTCCAGGTAGTCTTTTAAGAGGCCTTCAGCACTCTTGCCCCTGTCTTTAGCACTTACTGCCATTTTAACCACCAATCGGAAAATATGAGCCAGTGACTGTTACTGTCGGCCCGAGATTGACGACCTCCTGCACCACGAGTCCTGGCATGGAATCTAGGGTTTCCAACAGACTCTCGCACGGGGCTCGAAGCTCTAGGATAAACGTGTAGTTGTGGGCGCATATCACCCTCTCCACGGTTAGACTTCCTAGGGCACTCCACGATTTATAGACTGGAGAATGCCCCACCCAGGCGCATCTAACGCCTATGCGGTAAAGATCGCGGTGAAGTCCCGCGATCACACGCTCAGGCTCTAAGCTGGGCTTCATATATCGCCCGGTACTGTATCCAGCCACGGAAGTTGTTGGAGACTGTGCCTGCATTGTTAGCTGCTTTGGCTTGATGCTCGATAGGTGACGCATGAATGGGCATAGAACCTACGAGTCGGTCAAACAGGCCCTCGTCCTCTTCCAGCGTAGAAACCTTGCCTTCATGGTTTAGATACGACACTCGGGCACAACTAGCAGCGCTACGGACTAAGCCGCCAGCCAGATTGAAACCTGCATCGACTACATACGGCAGGTGCCACTCACCCTCTGCAAGTTCTTGTGGAACATACGCAGCCATAGCTTCTCTGATGGCTACTGCCAAGTCTCGGAAATGTGGTTCTGCTTTCTCGTGGTCTCGTAGAGCGAAAACGTTGTCCCACTCTGTTGCCGTAATGATCGTGTACATCCACTGCCAAGGCTCCAGAACTCGGTTAGCGATCTGCTTGGACAGCCCCGCCTTCATGAACCCCCAAGCGAAGATGCAGGCCAGTTTGGAGGCCGCACGCCACCCAAATTTGACAGCAGCCAGACGCCAGCCAGCGAGAGGTGCCCCAGCCTGCATGCCAGCCTGATTTGAGCCCCAATGCACAGGCATTGCAGGATCATTCCACACCTGGGCAATGATCTTCTTTACTGGAACTGCCCGTGAAGACATGGCGTTACGTGAGAACACCCTGTGGGTCATCACCTCACCGTGAATGAACCTGTGGTATTTGGCTGAGATGGACCAGATGGTCCCACCATGAGGGGCCTTAGACCCCAAGATTACTTTTGCTTCGATCATTGAACCACCTCTGTTGTTAACCCTAGTTTCTTGTAAATGTTGGCTTTGCTGAAGTCACCGTTTAGTTCCATCTGCTCCCCAAAACTATATCCTACAGATATGGACGAGTTTATTGGCATAGTCATCGTTGCGTATGGGGCTGTCATTAACTTGTGCACTTCTGGGATGAAGTGCTCAAGGTCTTCTAGCATGACCGACCAAACACACTCGTCATGTACGGCTGCAAAATACTGACAGTCATAACGACGAGTCAGCTTAGCCTTCCACATACGGCCTTCTGCTAACTTAGTCTGCTCAGCAGCGGAACCCTGGATACGGTAAGACAGAGCTTGTCGAGGAGCCTTGCTAGAGACGACCCTATCAGAAGACATAACCGCATCCCTCAGATGACGTACAGCGCCCAACAAGGTCTTTACGATGCCTGTATTCTGTGCTGCTGCCATCTCGTTCAGGGACCACTCTTCTACAACTGGGAAAGCCTCAGCCTTAGCGTCAATCATGGCCTGTGCTTCAGTCTCTGTAACCATCAGCATGGTGCTAAGTTTCTTAGCCGCCACACGATACTGGCCACCGAAGTTTACAGCCTTGCCCAGTGCCCGTGCCTTTTTAGCCCGCTTGTGTTCTGGATGGTCTTCATCCTTCACCCTAACTACGAACTCGTCATAGGTAAGTTGTGAGCCATGCAGACCGTTGTAGATACCAACACCGGTCTTAGAGTGCATGTCCGTAGGTTTCTCTCCTACAAAACAGGCCACCAACGCAGGGTCTCTTGACCATTCAGCCATCAACACAAGCTCTTGCGAGTTGAAGTCGAAGGATACGATAACTGCACCCTTCTTGTGCGGAATATAGAGTTCACGCACACGAGGAGAGAAACCTTCAACCTTCTCGTTCTTGGATAGTTGCTGCAAGTTGGGCTTGCTAGAGCTTGCTCGTCGTGTGTTGGTAGCACACTGGTTATGGTTGCTGTGTACCCGGCCAGTCTTCCAATGCACAAAACCCGAGATGGTGTCGTAATACAGACTGAATCTGGTGTTAACCATCTTCATGATACGCAAAGCTTCCAGTACGGCTGTCTGCTTTTCGTCTGAGTTCACCAAGGCGTATGTGATAGCCAAGTTGTCAGTCTTTGGCGTACCCCGGACTTCGCCACGCTTTTTCATGGCGTCTGTTGGCGCGTTGTAGATTTCAACGGGCAGTGCCAAAGTCTCGTACAGCAACTTTTGCAACTGCTTTGGAGAGCCTAGGTTGAGTACTGGGGCACCTGTAAAGGTGCGCTTCACAAGCTCATTCAACGGGCCTGGATCACCTTTAAGCGCAATTTCGATCAGACCAGCCAACATAGGTCTTTGGTCTTTGAACAGTGCAACCATCTTGGAGGGTGTACGCACAGCAGTCTCTAGCTCGTCACCTGTAGTTATCAGGTACGCTGCTTTAATATCTGCTGGTTTAAGGTCTGCTGTGAACACTGGGCACACAGTGCCATCCCAGCCCTTTTCCACCAAGTAGCTGTCAAGAACCGCCTTGGCCTTATCGTACTCTGCCCGATCTTCCTTAATCAGAATCTGCAACTTTGCAGCGTCCATCAAGGTGCCCACAGTGAAGGCCTGAGCATGCAAGTACGAGGCGTCCAACTCAACCTGCTCAAGAATCTTGGCCGTGTGCTCCAAGGACATGATAAGCTGGAAGAAGTTGTAGAGCCCAGCCGTAGTCACTGTATCGTCACAAGCGTAGTCAAAGACGTGCTGTGCAGTCAACTCACGCATCTTGAACTGCCGTGCTTCAACCATCTCGAAGACTTCAGGTTCTGAGATAAACTCTTGACCTACCTGCAATGTACCAGACCCAAGTGCGGCCAGTGCCACATCCCCCGAGGTAGCTTTAGACCATACAGCAGACTTGATAATAACCTTGCGGTCGCCTATGTACTTTCCACCAGTGCCCTCAGCGAATGGGCCTAACAGCGTAGTGGTAGTAGCATAGTCAACCTGATCGTAATCAAGCCAACGCTTAGAGAGCGCCTTCAGGCCAAGCTTGAAGTTCTCGTCCACATAAGAGGCAGCGTACTTCGTGTCGTACCAATTAGGTATAAAGCCTTCATAGCCGTTATCAACCCAGTCAGCACCCCACAAGTTGTGAAGAACCGGGCCTTCAAAGTTGGTGTTATGGATGACCACCCGCTTGTTGAGCGCGAAGACCTGAACCAGAAAGTCGCGCAATTGGTTAGTGCTGACGTTTGTAGCTTCTGGCCCCTGCTTATGGTCCACAGAAATGTAGACTGTGTAGCGAGAGTTGTCACCGAATGTGAGAGACATACCAGTCAACTCAGACCCGATAACGTCAACACCGTCTGGATCACCTAGGGCTTCCAACCAGTCGTCAGACTCTACAGGGGTAGAAGTCTCAATGTCAAGGGTAAACCACGGCAGGATGGCTAACTTAGACAAAGCCCACGGCACAAAGGTATCCCAATTTTCCGCAACTACAAGCCTGCGAACACCTTGCCACTTCGTGAGGCGTGCATCCTTAACCTTGCCCACCATACCTGGACGCCACTGTAGTGGGTTGTGCATGGTGTTTACCCAGTTGGGGTAAATCTTGGCAAGCTTGTAGCTGTTAATCAAGTCGGCTGCACCTGAGTAGATGCGATTGACAAACTCGTCTTGCTTTGCTTCGTCGTGCAGTGGGTCTAGTGATCCGTTCTCGATGTAGCCAATCAATAAATCTAAGCCTGCGGTGCCGAACCGTGACCAGAGTACTTCCCAAGCCTTGGGGCCGAAGCCTGGAATGCCTGTGATGGAGTCTGAACGATCACCTACAAAAGCCTTGTAGATGGTGATGTATTTGTGTGGGAAGTCTCCACACTTGTTAACACCAAGTACGCCGTTGATTCTGACCATGATGTTAGCGCCATAGGCATTGACACCATTCAGTACAGCCATATCACCATCATTGGTCTGAATCAGCAGGTCCTCTTCAATGTCCTTAGCCAAGAAACCAAGAACGTCATCACCTTCTGCGTAGTCCTGGGAGACTGCAATTGCCCCCACAGACCGGAAAGCTGAGACGAACATTTCTCTCAGCTTCTGGAATTCAATGTACTCTTCGGCAGGCTTGTCGTCCCGCTGACCCTTGTACGCGGGATTGATAGCCAGCCGTGGAGACTTGCTGCTAACTCCTTCAACAACCAAGATCATGTCGATAGGTGTCAAGGAACTTTCAGTAAGGCAAGAGATTACAGAGTTAACTGCGTTTTCATAACCATAGGCCGCACTGTTTACGTGTACTTTTTTGCCATTATGCAAAACGTCTTGGCCCTCAGAGTCTTTACCAGCGCGAAGGGCTGTCCAAAGAATTGAGGATACATCGACTGCTAATTTCATAGTTTCTCCAAAGAAAGGGTAGGCACCGTGCCTACCCTTGAGTCACAGTTCTCGGATATGTTCAGCCAGTAGCTGAACTTGCTGACGCAGTTCGGCTCTACCTCCCCGATTTGGGAGGAGATAAGCTCCAGCCAGGATTGCTACACCGGCCTCACTTGAGTGAGTAGCTGCCTGCCCAGTCACCGTAGTTTCTCGACCGTAGACATGCACCATCAGGCCACCCACTTCTCGCACCCACGCAGCTTCGTTTTCAAACCTTACGTCAGTTATGAGAAGATTGCGATGGTTGGCGTACTGCTCTTTGGCCAGCCAGAGCCACAGGTCGGATCTAACGCTGTTACGACCCCATTCAGTCCCTAGAGTTTGGGCTAGATGCCGCCAGCTAACCCCGAGATTAGGAATGATGGCTTCTTTTTCCGCCCTAGTTGCTGGTTCTGGAAAGCCTATAGCAGCTAAAGCATCTTTAATAGGCTTGGCGAAAGCGTAGGCACTATAATTGCCTAATGCAAGCCTTAGTTGCCTAGCTGCTTCATCCTTCCCTACACCCGCAGGGCCAGTAAATCCGATCAGCATTTAGTACCTCTTTCCATCTGCCTGGGCACGGGCCACGGCTGAATGATCCTTGCGGGTCTGGTTGTAGTGCCGCTTAGCCACAAGAGCCTCACCTAGGCGAAGCCTGTAGGCCCCACACAGATCAAAGATGCGAATAGCCGCATCAGACAGTTCTGCCTCAGTAGACTTGAACTCTGTGATGTGGTTGTCCATGATCTGCTTGCGGTCCCCTTCCAAAGCCTCAGATAACTCAGCATGCACCAGAGAAATCTTGTTGGAAAACCCTAGAGGATTGTCACGCATAGAACCATACTTGGGGTCGTCCCACCAACCTTTGTCCCTAGAGTCTTCGTGACAGAGTCGAGTCAGGGCGTCTAGGCTGCTCTGCAACTGTCGCAGAGAAGGGCCAGCAAAGGCATCTCCCCAATA